TCGTCTATAGTCGGCATCTTTTTGATAACCTGCTTTTAATTCTTCAAGGTCAACATCAATCTTTTCACCATTAATAACAACTTGGTGTAGATCGGTTGTTTGTTCTTCAATCGCATTTTCATCTTCTGATGCTTCTTCTTGATCTGCAACTTCCTCAGCTTCTGGCTGTGGTTGAGTTTCAGTTGGTTGTTCAACCTTTTGATTATCTTCAGCTTTCGCTTCTGGTTCTTTCGGTTCAACTGGTGCTGCTTCTTTTTGAGGTTTATTGATAACACCTTTAGTGTCCATTAAACCTTCAATAGATTTTGCTGCACCATGTACTGAATCATTGTTCAGTAAAGGGTTTTCGTCAGACATTTAGTCCTCCATTGTTAAGCTGTCTTTATGACTTGGCTTATTTTAACTATATAGTTAAAATTTTGTGTTTTGTTGTTGTTTTCTAAAATCTTCTAATTGTTTTTGAGCAAGTTTCCCTGTTTCAATAACAGTTTGAAGATGTTGTTCAACTTTTCCAACAACATTGTATGCAATCCAAAGTTTTTCTCTGGTATCGCTTTCTTTAGCACCAGTTTTTTCAAGTAGTGCCTCAGAATAAAGTTTTTTTAGAGAATTAATTGCCTCTATAAAAATTTTATTCTCCAGTATTTGTTTGGCTTGGTTGGATCGGCTGATTTCTTCCGATCTCCTTACCTGGTCTTTGGTTTCCATTTAATCCTTGTACCTGTTGGCTAAACATATTAGCAGATTTTTGTGCTTGTTCAAGTATCTTACTATTTCCAGACATCATCATCTTATCTAAATCTGCATCAGCTTTAATTTTAGCAGTATCTAGTTGTGTATTATATTTTAAAGCCATATCTTTTATTTTTGCTTCAAAATCTAATGCCATTTCTTGAGATTTTTGTTGTAGTTCTTGATAATGAAGTTCAAGATCAGCAATTTTTCTCTTATTCTCTGCATCAATCCTTGTAAATTCTATTTTTTCAATAGGAGTTAGAGGTGGTGGTGCAGGTGGAGGCATCATTTGCTTACCAACATCAGGGTTGACAAAGTAACTTTCCACATTTTTAAGTCCTGCGTTTTCAATTATTTTAGATAAAGTGTTATACATATTTTTTAATGTAACCATAGGCATCTCTTTACCACCTTGTAATTGAAATGCTTGTAGTTGTCTTTCTAAAATATTATTTAACATCATAATTTGTTGTTCTTTAGATCCAGTTCCTAATCCTACAACAATATTAATATTAAATTTATCTTTCCATTCAGTAGGTCTAACTGGAACATACTGATTATTTAACATAACAATCTTTTCTTTGTCCTGATATTTAATCATTAGTTCAAATATTTTTCTAAATAAATCTTTAACACCTGTTTCGGCAAAAATTCTGGCAATCAATTCTGATCGCATTTGCGTTTGTGTCATCAATGTGTTGACACCAGTTGCTGTTTTAGAATTTAATGTATCTGCATCTAATCCTTGAGCAGACTTTGTAATACCAGTTCTAGCTTCTCTAACTGTATCTAAATAAGATAGCATAGGAAATGCTTGATTGGATATTGGTTGTGATTGTAAAGGTTGCATTACTTGGTTTGGTGGTTGTTTAGTTCTTACTACTCCACCAGGTCTAGTCGTTAATAGGTCATCCATATTAACCATACCATCCATGATTGCTACTCTGTTGTTATTAGTTAAATACATATTGTCTAACAACTGACGCATTACAGTAGATTTCATTAATTGAATATCTTCTACTAATTCAGAAATACTTCTTCCATAAAATCTGTGTGGCATTGGAATAGGAGTGATTGTTACAAATGGAACATTATCGCAAGGCATATTTTCTAACACCATAGAACCACTATCACCTGCTGAAACTATTCTTCTTAATTCTGCAATACCATCTTCATCGTAATCGTATTTTATATAAGACTCATAAATTAAAACTTTTTCGGTAGAACTATCTGTAGGGTTATCTACACCAAACTCATCTACATTTCTGTTTCTAACTATTTCTTCAGTATTAAAAATATCTTCATCTGACTTTGGTAATGAATTAACTTCTTCTTCATCATAACCCATAGCCACTAAGTCTGATCTTGACATTAAAACTTTATGAGAAACAAAATCAGCTTCTTCAATAGACTTTGCATTTCTGTCAATTAAAAATTCTTCTGGTGGAACACTTTCTATTTTTACTTTGCCATTCTTTTTTGTTCTTTTAATTTTGCAATTGTATAAAGTAAAATTTGGTTTTTGAACTTGAGATACATCCACACCCTGAGCTTCGTACTGCTCAATTAATTTTTCATATTCTTCTTTGGCAGACTCATCTTCAAATGTTTCTTCTTCAACTTCTTCTATTTCATCTTTAGTATCGTTAAGTGCATCCTTTTCGGCTTTGGTTAAATTTTTATAAGTTTCATGTTCTACTGTTTCAGACTCATCATAATAAATTTTTAAAAAACCATTTTTCTCAATCAATGCGTCTTTAAAAAAATTATATAATAATTGAAAGCCATTATTCTCTTTGTAAAAAACATGATTCAAATAAGCAGATGCTTGTTCGGCAAGAGGTACATCTTCGGCAGTTACAGGATCGCATCTAACTACATTATCACTTGCAGTAAATACTCTTAATAAATTTGGTAAAATACTTTCAACTGTATCTGCAACATCAGTTGATACAACTTGGGATCTGCCATCTATTTCAGTTCCTAGTTTATCTCCTAAATAATATTCTAAAGATTTTCTTCTTGACGATGAAAGGTGTCCACCCATGTAACCCAAATCATTATCAATTTGATTTGATAATAAACTTCGTAATTTAGGATCTGATATTTCTATGATTTTTTTTGCCATATTAAACTACATAATTTGTATTAACAACAACTGGTTTATTCCAATCCGATCTTTCAATCGGTTCTGTTACTGCACCATATCTCATGCTGTCGCAAAAGTGTGATGCCCAATTGTGCAGAGGTTTATTCCTAAAACAATTATTTTTTTCATCCCACCTCTTACAATATGATTTTAATGCTTCTACTAGCTTATTGCAATTAGTTTTATGAAAATAACATTTAGGTAACATTCTTCTCACTTGCTCAATACCATCTTCTACACTAAGTTTAGGTGCTATGTCAAATTCTAAGCCCATTTCTTTAGCTGTTTCCCATCTTGATTTATTTGTACCAATCTCTCTAACTCTAATATCATGGGGAGCTATGTGCTTTGAATAAGTGTAAGGTTTGTCATCTATAACATTCATATAATGCTCTAATCCTTCACCTGAGTTTTCATAGCAATCAATTATTCTAATTTCATCGCCATGTCTTTGTGCAAATGTAATAACTGTACTATCATTCATTCCTAGATCCCACCAGGTTTCAACTTCTAAACTATCATCTATTTCAAAATTGGTTATTCGTTTTTTTTCCTCTAATTCCTCTACTGCCTTACCAAAATAAGAACCACTTATTCCAGCTTGAAAGGAGCATTCAAATTCTTGTTGATAACTTTCTGGCGACATTGTTTGTTTTGCAGCATCTAATTCGTCTTGAGCTATAATCTTTGTTTCACTAGCTTTAAACACTTTGGTAAACCAATCTTTAGTTGTTTTAGCTTTTTCATGTAATTCGTAAAACCAGTTCCTACCCATCGGTGTGCCGATAAAAATTGCGAACCCTTTTCTGTCCGACAAACATGGTCTTAAGATGGTGTCAAAAAGGTCTGGCGAAAGGTTTTGAGTTTCATCGCACACAATACCATCAAAATACTGACCTCTGATTGCAGCACTATTCTCTCCTCCTAGAATTTGTATTCTGGAATTATTAACAGAGAAATCTACCCTTAGTTCTGATTCATTGAATTTTGTTCCTGGTATGGCAGAGGAAAATTGTTTCATATAATCCCATGCAGTTGATTTACCTTGCAACCTATATGGCGAAATAAAGGCATATCTTGGATAAGGTTTAGTAGATGTTAAAGCAGCTCTGATTAAATGGTTTATAGCAAAAACTGTTTTACCACCTCTCCTGTGAACTATGACAACATTAAATCGGTTCATGTCGCATTTTTGGTGCAAAAAATTTTGAATATCTCTTGGTGAATAAGGAATAACAATTTGTTTCATATTATAACAAAACCCCCCTTAGTGAATTGTAACATTATCGTCAGGATAATCTGTTGGTAAAATAAATTGTGTTTTTAAGAAGTCGGTAAAGTCTTCAGCTTCCTCATTGTTTTTGAAACCTTGAAAATGTGTAATCACAACTGGTTTCTTTGTGGTTTTATCTTTCATTATAAAGATTATTGTTTTTAGAAATTTATCATCCATTTGTGTGTACCATACATTAATTTTTATTTAGCGACACAAGTAAAATCAGGCAACCCCCAATTAAAAACCCCCCATGTTCGCATTATGTTCTCATAATTTAAGCAATTACAACCACAAGATTTATAACGATAACTTATGATTAACGTTAATAAACTTTCCGATAAGTTTCGATTATCAGCCATCAACCAATTATTGTTGCAACCAAGCAACATTGTTGCATTTTTGCCACAATATCATGTGTAATAAACTAATTTTATGTGTGTTTGT